TACCGGTACGAATAGATTCCATAATTTCTTCTGAAACTTTTTCGTATTCTTGTGCAGACATTTTATTTACTTGTGATTCAGAGAATACACCAACTTTACTTTCGGTTTCTGGTGCATTGTTTCCGCTGCGACTATTTACAGAACGAGCGGCATCACGATTACTAGATGGCTTTTTATCCTTAATACCCATGTCAGCTTTGTACAAGTCAATTGCACGTGCCGCTGAACGTGAGTCACTATCATTTTCGTACAAGGCATCTTGTACCCATTTAGGCTGTTCTTCTACCCATTCATGGAACTGGTCGCTGTCTCTAATTTCACCAAAGTCAGGATGTGCCTGTAGTAATTCAACCTCTGCTTTTTTACGATTAGCATCAGCTTTCATTTCATCAATTTCTTTTACACGGCTTTCTAAACTTTCAGCTTGCTCCCGTGCCTTTTTAATTGCAATAGTTTCTACAATAGCGGCTACATCTGGGTACTGTTCTGCCCAAGCTTCAATGTCACTATCTGACTTAGGTAGTTTAATTTCTTGTTTAGTAGACTGTTCAAGCTGGCGTTCAAGTTGTTTAAACTTATCGTCCCACGTTTTTTCTTTTTCTTGCATGTGGCGGCGAAGGTCACCGTAACGCTTCTTAAAACTTTTATCTTCTGCGTTTACAGGTTTTTCATCTTCTTCTTTGACTTCTTCCTGTTCACCGTTTTGTTCCGCAATAAGTTGGTCAAGCTCTTCTTGTTCTTGTTTACGGCGATCTTCATTAGAGTATTTACGATTTGCAAACGCTGCAACTTTAGGTGTTTCTACTTCACCTGTAATAGTAGTATCATTCATTTTTAGTTCTTTCATACTGGGGCCACCGTAGCCTGTGTTGGCAGGGGGATGAGTAGCCAGTCAAATTAGCGAATTAAGTACGTGCCGCTAAACCACGTTTCTTGGGTGTAGGTTCTAACATTGAACTAAGCATAGTTAAATCTGGTCCTAGTACTTTTGCCAATACCTCACCTTGAGGTGATGTTTTTAAGGAGTTTAAAATAGATTTTTCTTCATCAGAAAGTGCGCTAGTACGACTCTGTACTTCACTGTAGTAATCTCCAAATGTGTATGTTTCTTCTTCCATGCTATTTATCCTTAAACATTTTATACTTACCTACAATATAACATGTAGGCTCTAATATAGCACGATATATACGACCTAACGTATTACGTTTTTTGCCCTGCATTTCTGCACGTAAGTCTGCAGTACGATTTCTCGCAATGTTTTCTAGTATCGCACGTACTATCTTATTATTTTTCTTATACCCTAGTTTTACTAGTGGTTTAAATAATGTATGGTAACCTACTTCGTGAGCCTTTGTCAAGTTCTTTTCTGAATAAGATAACCAAATAGCTTGGCGATAACTACCAAATCCATAAGATGTATTCATTGCAGTACAAACAATCTTACTATCACTACTTGAAGAGGCGCTAGAAGTGTCGTTGCTTCCCGTAGCGTTTTCATTTACGCCCGTGTAAGTTCTGGTTAAGTAGTTACCATTGTCTGCTTTTTTCCACTCAAAGCCATCTCCAGCGTACTGACCACCTGCACTAACGGCACCTTCAGTTTTATTACTAGACGGTTTAGTCTGTACCGTAACCTTTTTACCCGAAGATGCAGTCACTATATTTTTATCTGAAGATTTACTTTTAGAAGCCTCTCGCTCCTTAACTAGGGAATTTGCACGAGAAGTCCAAACTTTACCATTTTTAGTTTCTTTGTTAATGTCTGCTTGAATTTCTGCAGTAGTTCTTCCAGAAGATGGTGTAGTTTTTTTAGTAGTAACTAGTTTACCCCCTACATACTCTTTGTTATCAAAGGGCGTAAGTATATTTTTAGCACTTTGAATAAGCGTATTAGTACCTGCAGGTGCAGCTTCTTCAGCAGTTTGGGTTGTGTATTCTTTACCTCTAAAAGTAAATGTTTCTTTACCTGCAAGGCGATTACGATTAAAAGCATCTTTAAATGAATCTTGTCGAGGTTTACCTAAGTACTGCTCTCTAGCATCCATAGCAGTATCAACAACTGGTTGTGTAGGTGTTGGTGTAAGTCCTTTAGTGTCTAACATTTTTGTAGGAACACCTAGATCGTTAGTAGTAGAAGTTTGCACTTGACTTCTGGTAGGTGTAAGCCCCTTAGTATCTAACACTTTTGTAGGAACACCTACTTTAGGAAGTATGTTACTAGGCTGTGTATACAAATTTGTATTAAATGCTTGCTGTGTCTGTGTGCTTATAGGTGTGCTTATAGGTAAAGTCCCACCGGGTACTTCTGGCCCAGCTTGCGCCGCACGTTGCGCATCTACTTGATCTTGAGTTACTGTTAAAATAGGTGAATCTTTTACTTCCTTTGGTCTAAGGTCTGTTCCCGTAATAGGACTTGGTGGTACTGGAAATCTTTCAACAGTAACAGGGCTAGGCGGTACAGGAAACTTTTCTGACTCGAGCTGTTCAGCAGTAGGTAAAATTCCTCGTGGGTCATACTTATCCTCATTGCTCTGACTTGTAGAAGTACTATAAGCTACCTGTTGTGGTGTTACAGCATAGTTACCATAAGAAGGGTCAAAAGCACTAGTCATCTGTTTTTGCAGGGGCTGAGGTCCGTAACCTGCAGCGCCCATATCTATATCTTGATTATAAAAAACATTAGGATCAATCTGACGATTGTATCCCGTAGCTTCCTCTTGTTTTCTAGGGTCTCTTATGTTTGCAACATTAGTCTGGAAGGCATCTTGAATTAATTCCTGTTTTGCGGAAAGAATTTGATCAGCACGAGAAGGTTCCGCAGTAACTGGCTGATCAAAAACAGGTTGTTGATTTGCATCAGATGCATACAATTGTTCCCTAGAAACTACAGGTTGTTGCATTACAATATCTTCACCACTAGGCGCAACAGTCTGTTGCATGATTGCATCTTCGTCTTGCATAAAGTCAAGAGTCGAAGCTATTTCGGTAGCTTTTGCTATAATGTCCATTTGAGTTCGTCTAGGCGCTGGCAAAGGAGTGCCAGCAGGTGAAGTTGAATACTGACCCTCAACATCTCCTAAATCAAATACTTGGGTAGTTTGCGTAGTAGGATCGGCAGGAAGGGCAGAGTCTTGCACAGGTTCTTCTAAAGAAGTCTCTATCTTAGCTGTATTTTTCTTAGCTGCCTCTACATCATCACCTGTTAGCCCAAGAGCACCACCTACAAACTCAATTACTTTTCCAAAAAGTGTAGTAACTTTAGCGGGTGCTAATTTTTCTTGAGTCTCAGTCAAACTTTTTCTTTGCGCCGCAGTTAAACCGCCCTTAGCCAAACGAGTAGCGATTTCTGCTGCAACTTTCTTTTCTTGGTGCCGCATCATGGCGTAACCAATAGCGCCAAATGGTCCAAGGAATGCCATAGCACCTTTAGCAATTGTACTACCTGTACCTGTCAGTTCTGCAGAACGCTCTATTAATTCTTTAGTAGATAAACCTGACCAGTTAATAGCTTCCGCTGTAGGCATTGGAGGGGGAGTATCATTATCACCACCCATAGAAGCTGCCCTAACTTCTGCAGTAGCAGTATTTGCTGCACGTACAATTGCACCTGCAGTAGTATTAGTATTGACTACCGCATCTGTACCTGAGTATAGTGTATAGCCATCTGGAACAGGGAACTGAGCAACCCCACCTACAAACGGAATCATCACGCTCTCACCTGCAGCATTACGGTATTCTTTATACTCAATAGCTGCATCACCCATTAACTGTTTAAAGTCTATAGGTATAGAACTTGTAGCTACAGGCTCTGGTGTAAGTCTTCGTGTTGCGGTAGGTTGTGTTGTTACAGGCGTAGTAGGTTCTTCTACGGTAGGTTGAGCAACAGTTCGTGTAGAGCCTGTAGCGGTAGTAGTTAAACCACCTTCCGCCATGTTTAACTCTTCTTCACCTTCTGGCATACCACCTACAATAATAAGATCAGCCATACCAAAGGGTAAGTCATCTTCCATAGTAGCTTCGTCAGAGTTACCCATTTGACCCATTGCTTCCATGCGCTTGAGACCCATCTTAGCGTCTTGACGTAACTGCATAAGCTTGTCTAAACCGATGTAACGGGTAACGTCTTCTGGAAAAATAAACTCACCTTCACTAATGTTAGCGGGAATATCGTCACGAACACCTTTACGTGTACCGCCTACAGGAACTTCATTGCCAGATTCTTCGTCTACCATACCGCCTTCGTCTTTGAGACCACCATCCTCAAAAAGTTCCATCTGCTTTTCCATTACTGCATTATCCTTTTAATACTTCATCTCTAAGTAGTTTTAGTCTACGTAGTTGATAAATAGCGCCTTGCGCCCTGTGTACGGTTATTATATTATCTGACTGTTCCATTGCACGGTGCTGTTGTGCAATTACAAAATCAATATAGTCACTAAAGTCATTCCATTGCTGGTGGTTGTTGACCAGTGGCTTGAGCCTGTTGAGGTGCTCCCTGTCCTTCTGCATTTCCGCTAAATCCTTGTTCTTGTGGGGTAGGTACTTGGCCTGTGCCTATATTACCACCACCTGCGCCTGTAGGGTCCATCTGTGCTTCTGGTCCTGCGGCGGGTTGCTGAAAACCCTTCATGAGTTCAGCTTGAATTGCAGCTTCATCCATGTTGTTTGTAACTTTATCTGGGTCTAGTTCAAGAGACTTTGCAATCTCACGAATAATATACTGGAATTTAGCAAAAGGTGCAAGTGCTGGGCTAGAAGAAATTTGCATAAATTGCATAAGTCGTTGACTGCGTACTTCGTTAGCCATAAGGCTTTCAGTACCACGTGCCTTAACTTCCAAGTCACCTTTAATCTTGGGGTCATAGTCAAACTGCATGTTAAATCTAAACAGACCCTCACCCAACGGACGGAGCAAGTAATCGTCTACATTCTTAATAACATTTTTAATGCCACCTTGTGCTGCGCCCATAAGCATAGATATACCGGAAGCTGTACGACCTACACCACTAACACCTGTTTGACCATGTGCAAAGCTAGGAAAGCCAGTACTTTCATCCGCAAGTACACGGGCTTTGTCAAATAGCTGCAAGTTTTCTCCAGATACGTTAGGAAACTTGGTGCCAAAAATAGCTTGTCCGGGTGCGCCACCCTGCCGCCTAAATACCTTACCGGGATATACAGACATATCTTGTCCCGGTACTAGATTAGTTTCGTCTACTTCTAAAATAAGATTACCGGATAGTACAGCATTATCTACCGCCATACGCATAAACCCATTCATAAGTGTTTGGGTATCGTCCATGTTTTCTGCAATGCCCACACCAAAAAATGAATAAGGATTTAATTCATAAGGGGAAGCCATATAAGGAATACGTGCAGGTTTAAACGGATTCAAAACCATACGAAGTAGTTTGCCATTACAAATCCAAACATTAGCTTGTAGTTCGTCTACTTCAGACAGTTCACTTGGAATATCTACACCTTGTTCAAGAAGCATTTCTACATCTACCATACCCCAGTACTCAAGAACTTCAAAGCGTTCTACACCGTGGTCAGGTGAGTAATCGGAAAGATCATCTTCCCAGTATTCTTTGGTATAGTTTTCACCAAATTGAATAGCTTCATCAATAACATTGTTACGGAAGAATGGTCTACGTTTAAGTCCACGCAATTGACTACGTGACATTTTGTGGCGCTCAATTACATACTGAGCTTCGTCCATATTAGTTGCATCTGGGTCTGGGTAAAAATTCCATACAGATACATGCGAAACTTGTGGGATAGTTTTAATAGTGGGTGAGTATTCACCTTCATCATTCCAGCTTGGGTATTCTTTGTCAACTGCAAATGGACCCTTCATTACACCTGTACCAAAAAGAGCCATCTCAAACGCTGTGCTACGCAAGTGTTTACTTGCACCGGACTCTTCTAGCTGGTCATGAATTTTCTTTTGCATCATCTTAGCTGCTATCATAGCGGGGCTAAATGTAATGGCTGTAGGTGTTTTACCTACACCTTCACGTACTCCCTCTACGTTTTCAAATTTATCTTTGAGTGGGCCTAAGCTTTCAGCTAATGTCTTAGCAGTGGCACCTGCAGGTAAATCACGATTGTCTCCTGCGTACCCGTAAGGACTTACCAACTCATCTAAATTAGATTCACGTAATTGCTCTGGTTCTTTTGGATCAAAGTTTACATCTGCAACTACACCCTCTGGTAATTCTGTAGGGTCAACAGATAAAGGAAAACGCTGTGCGGCAAATAAAACATCAACAATTTGGCTATAGGCAGCGAGTGTTTTTGTTTTAGTTACTTTAATAAATACACGAGACTTTTCTGCCTCTGTAAACTGAACATCTGGACTATATAAACCACGATAGTTACGATAGGCCCGTAGCCAACGCTGTTCATCTTGCTGACGATAATCATCGGCACGATTATACTTTTCCATAATAAATGGAATAATTTTAGAGGAGTCTACATCGTCAATAGATGAGTCTTCGCTATCTGCTAATGCAATTGCGTCATCTTCGATGAAGCCTTCGTTCTCTTCTGCCATCTATCTTTCCTTAATAACCAAACGTAGAATCCGCTACCTGCATTCTACCATACTGCGTGTTACTTGAATCAAAGTCAAATACACTAAACCGTGGTCTCGACATAATACCATATCTTAGTGCATCGTACAAGTGGTCTTCTGCGTGTGTGTCAATATCTTCTGGATTTCTTTTATCAATAGGTAAAGCAGGTAGTTGTGAAATAATATTAGTACAGTTATTAAAAAATACTAACCTTGCTTCCTCTGTATATTCGTCTACTTGTAGCCTACGGTGTATTTCGTTTTTACCTGCTACACGAGACCCTTTAGAACGGTCAGACGGACGCCAGCGACACCCTCTATGTATCATTTGTTCTGCAAGGCTTGGGCCTGTATCACCACGTCTATGCCACAAAGAGCTATCAAGTACGCCGTACTTAATGTTACCGTCACCTGCTTCAAGTTCCATAACCATGTCGGCAAGATCAACTGCAAGTACTTTACTTACGTATAGCTCCCGATAAACAATAAGCTGTTCACTAGGAGACACTGCAAACCATACAACACCGGAGTAGCTTCCGTACCCATAGTCACAAGCTCTAAACTTTACCCAGTTACTTGGAATATCAAATGGCTCAACTACGTGTACATTTCTGTCAAACTCTGTAAAAGCTGCGCCTTCTTTAATATCCCAATCACCTTCAAGCAATTGCTTACGCTGTTGCTCTGGCAATGACAAAAGCATTGCTTCGTAGTCACCTTGTTCTGACAGATAAGGATTGTCAGAAAGTCTAGCTGGAATAAACCTGCGTTTAAATAAAGGCTTTCCAGCTTTCTCGTGTCCTGCAGGATACTTTAGTTGCTCACCTGTATCAATGTCTGTAGCTATAAACGATTTACCTGCAGGGGCAGGATCAATAAACATTTTCTTTACCCAGTGATGTCCTCTGCCGCCGGGGTTAGTAGTAGCCCTCATAGACAACGGAAGCGCAGGGTCTGCAGTACGTAACCGTGAGCGCATGTAGTTCCATGCGTAAGGTGTAGCCCACTGTGTAAGTTCGTCAAAGCCAATCCAACTAAATGCGAGACCTTGATAACGAGTAACGTCTTGGTCTTTATCTAGGTAGCTCAACCACAGTGTAGCTCCCGATGGTGCAGTCCATGTCATCTTGCGTTCTGACCACTTGATACCGGGCCAAATCTTTGGGTACATTTCTTGTGACTTAGTTATAAGCTCACGAAGTTCTTCCGTAGTATGTCGGAGGAGAACACCAGCGAAGGCTGGAACGCCCATGTAACGTAACGGGTCGGCCAACATAGCGTAACTTTTACCGCCCCCTGCAGAGCCTCCATACAGCACCTCACGTTCACTTGATGCAAGGAAGTCAGTCTGTGGGCCTACGTTAGGTTTAAAAATTACATTATGGTCTTCTTCAACCTTAGTGGTAAAGTCATCTAATAGTACTGTAGGACTAGGCTGCTTCGCCTTCGCTGTCGTTTTCTTTTGCCCCGATGCGGTTGTTTTCGATTTCTTCCGCTTTGGCGATTGCCTTTTTCGCATAGTCTGCCCATTTGCGTAGGCTTCCAGCTTTGTTTTTTCTTTGTCGCTCATTGTCCAACCGTTTCTTTAATCCTACGTGCGATATTGACCTACCTGTATTTCTGGTAAGCCAGTTCGCCACTTCCCGATATGAATACTGTTTAATGTATTTCTTTGCTTGCTCAAGCATATCAAGTTCGTGGGTAATTGGCAAGAGGATTCCACTGTCGTTTGGGTCAAGTTCGTACCCAAAAGGAATTGTTCTTGCTACACGTGGGATAGATACCCATACATTATCTTCTTTGAGGTCGGTTGGTTGTGGTAATTTCCACGTACCTACTTTTTTAGTCATCATCATCCTGTGGGTTTTTAGCTGGCATAAGCATGACGCCACCCTTTGCTTCCACTTGCATCTTCTCAGTCTTAACCAAACCAGTACGATCAAGTAGTTCTTTTGCAGCTTGCATCTTATCACGAATACCTAGCTCTGTAGGATCATACAATGCACCTACCATAGCCATCGCAGCTTTTGGCGCATTACGTGCAAGAAAAGTATGTGTTACTTCGATAATCTCTTCTTTAATACCTTTAGTAACTTCTGCATTAGAAGTATTTGCGGAGTAACCAGCCAACATCTTAGCGGCGGTAATGTCACCACCTGCTTCATCCATAAGGACTGCTAGAAACTTTTGTTGACGTTCCGTTAACTCACGAGCCATAGTACTTCCTTTACATCAATTCAAAATGAGGACCGTCGATAAAGGGTCTACGGCCTTGTGACCTACGTAAATCTACGTATGCCATCATTGCATCTTCCGCTGTACCTTCATATGTACAGATGTCACCCTCTGACCAAGCTGCACCCCACTTGATTGCTACACCAAGTTCCTTAGCTGCCTCTTTCATTGCGTCACAAAGGTCATCGTAGACATTTAGTTCCCATACGCCTTTGCCATCCACATAGGCCATGAGGTCTACGGCACGGCCCTCTAGGTGTTTAGACTTCATAGTTTGTGACTTACCTGCAGCTACAAGCTTTTCTTGCTCTTCTACAGTACGGAGGCCGTAGATTACACCAAAGTCTACTTTAGTAAGTTCAATAGCACGTTTTACTACCGCTACTAAGTTTTCGTCTACACCTTCCATCTTGGCAAGACTACGATTAGATAATTTAAATGTCATTACTCTTTTCCTTTTCCACTGACATAGCCAGCAACAACTCCAATAATGCCTGTAATAGACATCTGAAGTAACTCTACAATGTTTTGGTCGAGTTCGGCATTATGTTCAGCGGCTATCATAAACTCATCTACTACAATAAGTCCAAGAAGGCCCATAAGACCTCCTGCCATAATCAATACTACTAAGTCTTTAGTGTACTTCATTTCTTACCTGTAAAGAATTTAGATACTGATCGCATACCTATGCTGGCACTGACGATACCGCCTAACGAATATTGATACCAAGTAGGCATAGCTTCCAGTGAAGTAAAACCTGCCTGTACAATCTGGTTACCCCAGTCACCACAAAATGCAAGAATGAGTGGAATACTAAACAGTAAAGTAATCCACTCGTCCTTCCAGCTATTTTGGGTAGCTTTGATAGCTTCAATGTCCCAGTCAATCTCACCAGTAGCTTGCTTGACTTTAATCTCCGCATTGGCTTTCTGTACCGCAACCTTACCGTCAAGATAAGTTGTAGCTAGTCCACCTACTGCACCTAAGATTTGACCAATCATTTTTTAGCACCCATTGCGTTAAAGCCAAAGTACGCACCAACAAGGGCAGATACAGACACTACATAGATATTTGCAATGTCGGCAATCAATCCAGCGGCGGTATCTAAACCTACTACAGAAGATACAACAATAGCTGCCGGGTACATAACCATACCGGACAGCGCAAACCATGTCATGTTACGTTGTGCATCACGCTTGGCGTCTTCATCTTCCATACGCCGCCTACGATCTTCGAGCATAATCTCCCGTTCTTCAGGGTCAAGTACACCGTTTTGATTTAGATCGTACTCAGTCATCTTTACGTCCTACGAAAACGCTTAGACGTTTTAGCTGCA